CTGGATTCACGGTGATCGTGGATACCCAGAACCCGAGCGTCAAAGACCGGGTTAACTCGGTCAATGCCATGCTGCTGAACACCTACGGTGATCGGCGCCTGAAGGTCAATATCGACCAGTGCCCACAACTGGCGTTGTGTCTCGAGCGGCAGACCTATGACAAGCATGGCGACCCGGACAAAGACCCGAAGAAGGGTCACGACCACATGAACGACGCCGCCGGCTACTTCATCGCCAAGCGATACCCGATCAACGTGGAAATGACCACAAGCCAATCCCTGAGAATGTGACCATGAGCGATAACCCGAGCATCACGCTGCCAGCTGTCGACGCGATGCGCGCCTACTGGGCGGTGATCTCGCCGCTCATGGGCGGGACGATGGCGATGCGCGCTGCGGGCAAGGCTCTGCTGCCGCAGTATCCAGCCGAAGACGACGATGCCTACAAGGAGCGCCTGCGCCTATCGACCCTGCTGCCTGCCTACTCCGAAACTGTCGGCAACATGACGTCCCGCGTGTTCGCTGAGCCGCTTCAGGTGGGCGACGATGTGCCCGAAGTCATCTTCGAGATGACCAAGGACATCGACCATGCCGGCAACGACCTCAACTCCTGGGCGGTTGGGTTCTTCACCCAAGGCCTGAGCCACGGCCTGTGCCACGCCTTCGTCGATCACCCGCCCGCGGGCGAACTGAAGACCCAGGCCGACGAGCAGGCCGCCGGCGTGCGCCCCTACGTTGTGATGGTGAGGCCTGAGCAGGTGCTGGGCTGGCGCTCGAAGGGCGGCGTCCTGACCATGATTCGCTACATCGAGGTGGTCGAGGAGGAGGATGGCGAGTTCGGCGCCGCGTGCGTCGAGCAGATTCGCGTGCTGGAGCCGGGCTCCTGGAGAACCTATCGCAGATCTGCCAAGGCAGTACGGGGCAAGCAGGCTGCATCTGGTGGAACCTGGGAGCTGTACGACGAGGGCACCAACAGCCTGACCGCTATCCCTTGGGTGACCTTCTACACCGGCCGCACCGGTTTCATGACGGCCAAGCCGCCGCTGATCGAGCTGGCGCACCTAAACGTGAAGCACTGGCAGAGCCAGAGCGACCAGGACAACATCCTGCACGTTATCCGGGTGCCTATCCTGGTACGCATCGGTATCCAGACGCAGTACGACAATCAGGGTAGGGTGGTCCCGCCAGAGTTCAAGGTGGGCACCGGCCAGCTGACCGACCTTCCCAAGGACGGCGACCTCAAGTACGTCGAGCACACCGGCCAGGCTGTTGAGTCAGGCCGAACCGCGCTGCAGGACCTGATCAACGAAATGCGCATGGCCGGGGCCAAGCTCCTGACACCGGACAAGACGGCCACCAAGACCGCCACCCAGGCGGAGGAGGAGGCGGCGCAGGAACTGTCCCCGCTGGCGCGCATGGCGCACCACTTCGCCGACTGCCTGGCGCAACTGCTCCAGTACATGGCCGATTATCGCGGCCTTGGCGATGGCGGCACGGTCGAGATGCGCGGCAACTTCGACGTGGACTACATGCCTGAGGTTTCGCTGCCGACGCTGGTGTCCATGGCCAATGCCGGCATGATCAGCAAGGAGACGCTGTTCACCGAGATGCAGCGACGCGGCGTGATCAGCGATGAATACGACTGGGAAGCGGAACTGGCGAAGATTGAGGCCCAGGGCCCGGCCCTCGGTACGCTGTGATGAAAACGGCCAACGAGAAGCTGCTTGGCGAGCTGATCGGACACGAAGTCGACCTGACGCACCTGAGCAATGCCCAGGTCGTTGAAATCATCAAGATCCTGAACAGCCAGGACCCGGAGTTGCGGGCCGCACTGATTAAGGAAATCGACGGCCTCGGGCAGGACCTGTCAGAAGCATCCGTAGCGCTGGCCTTGGCCGGTGTATTGGGAATCAACCGGGCTGTGTTCGCCCGAGTCCGGCAGACCCTGACCCAGTCGACCGATGACCTGATTCGGTACGAGCTGTCGTTCGTACACCGCGCGCTTCAGGCCGTGCTTCCCGCTCTGGTGCAGGATCAATTTCCGGTCAAGGCGGCCGATTTCGCCAAGGTGCAGACAGCCGCTAGGACGATGCCTTTCCAGGGCAGACTGATCAGCGAATGGCTGGCCGGGGTCGAAGCGGGGCGGGCAGCATCGATCCGTGATGCTCTGCGGTCTGGGATAGTGGATGGCAAGCCCACTGCCGAGATCGTCCGCACGATCATGGGCACGAAGGCGGAGAGGTATGCCGACGGCGTTCTGCAGAAGTCGCGCCGCGATGTTGAGTCGGTGGTACGGTCGGCAGTATCGAGCGCGGCAGCAGTGGCCAGCGACAAGGCATTCGAGGCAAACGCCGTCCTCATCAGCCATGTGGAGTGGGTCAGCATCCTGGACAACCGGACAACAGTCATGTGCCGCATCCGCGACCGGCTGCCCTACACGCTGGGCACGTACAAGCCGATCGGACACAAGATCCCTTGGCTTGCCGGGCCTGGCAGGCTGCACTTCTGCTGCCGATCATCCAAGTGGCCAGTCCTGAAGAGTGCGAAAGAGCTTGGCATCACTGATGCCCAGGTTATGGCCTTGTTGGATGGGCAGTCTCCCCAGCAGGTGACATTCGGAGAATGGCTGCAGGGTCAGTCAGCGGCTCGGCAGGACCAGATCCTCGGGCCTGAGCGCGGGAGGCTGGTGCGACAAGGAAAGCTCAAATTCAAAGATTTCTACAACGACAAGGGCAAGTTCCTGACACTCGAGGAGCTGCGGGAGCGGCTTCTGTAGTCCGCGCCACAAAACACCAGAGCGCCATTTCGTGGCGCGCAATTCCAGAGCCTCGCCCAGTGCGGGGCTTTTTCATGCCTGCGGTTCGGATGGACGGGGCGACCTGGGGCCGGATGGCTCACCAACAGGCCGGATGGCCCAGAGAGACGAGATGAAACTCAAGACTGTTGAAGTGGATGGTAAGCAGTACGCAGTGATCGAAGACGGGAAACCAGTCTATGTGGAAGACGACGGCAAAGAAGTCGCCTTCGATGCAGTAGGCACCCGTAACACCATCACCCGGCTGAACGCCGAGGCCAAGTCGCATCGCGAGCGTGCCGATGGATTCGAGAAGGTCGCTAAGGCCTTCGAGGGCATCGAGGATGCTGCCGCTGCGCGCAAGGCCCTGGAAACTGTCGCCAATCTAGATGCCAAGAAGCTGGTGGATGCCGGCGAGATCGAGAAGGTGAAGGGCGAGATCAGCAAGGCCTTCCAGACCCAGTTGGACGAAGCCAACACCAAGGCGCAGACCTTCGAGCAGCAGCTGTATGCCGAGAAGATTGGCGGGAGCTTTGCCCGTTCCCAGTTCATCGCCGAGAAGATGGCTGTGCCGGCGGACATGGTCCAGGCCACCTTTGGCAGCAACTTCAAGATCGAGGAAGGCAAGGTCGTCGCTTATGACGCCCAGGGCCAGAAGGTCTTCAGTCGCTCCCGTCCAGGCGAACTGGCCGACTTCAACGAAGCGCTCGAGACCCTCGTCTCGCAGTACCCCCATCGTGACCACATTCTGAAGAGCTCCGGCGCCAATGGTGGCGGCGCTCCAAATGGCAGTGGCCAGCACAAACCCACGAAGGGCAACTTCGGTGGCTCCAAGGCAGAGCGCCTGGAAGCCATCAAGGGCCTGACCGCAAGCGAATAAGGAGGCCCAATGGCCCTTTCGAACATGAAGGTGTTCAACGAATACCTCAAACGCACCACCATCGAGACCCTGGCCCAGGACGTCGAGAAGTTCAACGCATCCTCGGCGGGCGCCATCCGCCTTACCACCCAGGGCATCGACGGCGACTTCCTGCAGGAATCGTTCTGGGCAGGCCTTCACGGCGCCCAGCGTCGTGTCGACCGCTATGCAGCCAACGGCAACCAGGCGTCCACCCCGCTGGCTCAGAAGCAGTACGACTCGGTGAAGATCGCCGGCGGCTTCGGCCCGATCCTGTGGGAGCCTTCCCAGCTCTCCTGGATCCAGAAAAACCCGGAGGAGGCGCTGGAGGTGATCAGCCGCAACCTGTCCGAAGCCATCATGTCGGACCAGCTGAACACCGCAATTTCGGCCCTGGCCGCCGCCATCGGC